GATCCACCGCGCCTCCAGCGAACTGTCCCGACCGGAGCCGGTACCCGGGCGCAGCGAGTCGGAGGCGAACGAACGCCGGATGCCGGGCGTGGACAGGATGTCGGTCAGCGCGTTGCGGGGCCCGTTGCGGCCACCGATCATGCCGCTGGTCAGCATGTCCACGATCATCCGGCCGGCCCGGCCGTTGTTCAGGACCCGCAGCGGCCCCTCCTTGACGGGCGAGCCCGGGATGAGCTTCGCCAGCGGCCCCACGGCAGCCTTCATGGCGTTGTACGCGGCGGACGCCTGCGAGCGGATGCCTGCGGCCACCATCCGCAGCATGTCCGCGCCAGCGTTGAAAAGGCGCTGCTTCAGGCCGTCCAGGAAGCTCGTGATCCGGGACCCCATGTCGCGGAAGAACTGCAGCACGTTGTGCGTGCCGTTCTTCACCGCGCTCGCCATGAGCTTCACCGCATCGACGGTGCTGCGGACCTTGTTCACGAACAGGGCAATCGTGCCGATGATGACCCTGAAGACGATCGTGGCCGCCTTGATGTGGCCGATCAGCTGGCTCCGCAGGATCGGCACGAGGTGCTGCCCGACCCAGATGGCCGCCTGCTTGATCCAGGTCACGAACTGCTGAATCTGTGGCCGGTTCTCCCGGAACGTGACGGCCAGCTCCGCAAGCTGCGTCTTGGCATAGGCGAGTACCTCGTGCGCCAATTGCTGCGCCACCGGGATGACGCGGCCGGCGATGAACTCAGCGAACTGACGCACGTACGGCATCACGTTGGACTGGATCCAGGTCCCGATGTCGCGCAGGGTCGGGCCGAGATTGTTCGCCAGGAAGGTCACGAACTGCGTCACGACAGGTAGCACGGAACCGCCCAGCACCGTGACGAACGTCTGCGAGACCTGGCGCTTGAACGACTCGATGGCCGTGGCCGCGTTGTTGTTCACCGTGTCGGAAAGCTTCTGGGCCGACCCCTCGAATCCGGCCATCCCTCCCTTTGACAGATCCAGGGACTCCAGGAACTTGGGAATCTGCGTGACACCCAGGTCCTCCAGCGGCGTACCGAACAGGCCGATGGCCGCCTGCGCGCGCTTGGCCGGATCCTGGATCGCCAGCAAGCCCTGCACCGTCTGCTGGAACGCTGCGGCGCCTTTCTCGCCACCCTGGGAGACAGCGTCGGCCATCTTCCCGGCGTCCAGCCCGATCGCCTTGTAGGCAGCCGCCGTGCTGGCGGAACCGTCCGTGGCGCGGATGGTGAATTCCTTGAGGGCATCGCCGGTCTTGTCGATGCCGTACATGCCCTTATCGGCAGCATGGGCGAGCAGGCCGAACGCCTTTTCACCCTTGATGCCGATCGAGCTCAGGAACGGGCCGTACTCGTCCACCGCGTCGAGCAGGTCTTCACGCAGGTTCGTGGGGACGATCTGGAGCGCTTTCGTCAGCAGGTCCACGCCCTGCGTCGCGTCCTTCGCCAGCCCCGACTGCACGGACTGGCCGACGATCTGCGCGGCCCGGGGCACTTCGATCCCCATCACCTTGGACAGATCCATGACCTTAGCCGTCATCGACTGGATGTCAGCGTCCGATGCGTCGGCCATCTCTCCGATGGACGTCAGAACGGAGTTCACCGCTTCATTGACGTCCTCCAGGCCTTCCCCCCAGCCACCCGCGTAGAGCTTGCCGGCGATGTCCCCGGCCTGCTTGGCCTGCTCAGGGTTGGCGTAGGCAGCTGCAGCGACGTCGGCCACGGCTTCCTGATCGATGGCCTCCGACAGCGAGGAAGCGAACAGGGCACCCGCGGCCAGGCCTGCACCTGCCAGACCAGCTCCGGCGATCTTGCCGAACTTGCCGAGCTTGCTCTGACCTTCCTCCAGGCCCTTGTCCAGCCCTGAGGAGTCAGCCTTCAGTTTGGCGACGAGTTCACCCAGGTCCAGCGCCATACCCACTCACCGCCGTTCTGCCTCGCCGTGCAACCCTCATGCTCGCTATCCCCAGGGTAGGGGGTGGCCGCCACGGATCAGGCGATCGTTGACGGTGTTCTGCTCGTCCTCGTTCAGCACGGCCCACAGGGCCCGTGACCGGACCTGGAAGACACCGTCGATCCTCGTCCTCAGCCACGGCCACGAGCGCGCCCGCATGAGCTCGTCGTCCGACAGGTCGATCCCGTACCGCTCGTGCAGGTCGCAGGTGATCTCTGGCCACGCGTCGATCAGCCGGCCGTAGGTCAGACGGCTTTCTTCCTGGGCTTGGCCTGGCTTGCGCGGGGAGACGAGCCTCCAGCCGGCCGGGCTTGCCGTGGTTGCGCCTTCGAGCGGGCTGGCTGCCCACCATCCGTTGTCGAGCTGCGTCCAGCCGCTCGCCGCGTCTCCCTGTTCGGCAGCGCTTTTCCCAGGTCACCACCGGCGTTCCAGTACGCTTCGGCGGCCTCGGACCCCTGGGAGTGCCAGACGAGCAGGGTGTTGGTGACGAGGTTGCGGCGCCGGACGTTGTACTCCACGAGTTCGTCCAGCCTGCCGGCCACGTCCCCGAGCATCTGGGCTTCCAGGTAGTCGGAGTCGCTCTGCGGGACGCTGACCGACGCCATCGCGGTCGCGGTCTCCACATCGGCATCCGCGGCAAGAGCATCCTTGGCCGCACCCATGATGGCGAGCAGGATCATCCCTGCCCTGGCCGAGATCGTGCCCGGGAACTCCACGAGCTGGCCCATGATGGGCAGCCTGATCGGTTCCCGGACGTCGATCGTCTCGGCGAGATCCTTGAATGCCATGACAACTACTCCCGTTGGTTGTGCAGAGAGAACGTCGTGAGGTGTTACGCGGACGCCGGGTTGAAGGTGGCCGCGGTGCGGTTGCCGCGGCCGGTCAGGGTGACCTCCGCAATCCGCAGGTCGTCCGGAGCGTCGTTCTTCTCGTTCCACTCCACGGCGGCGAAGCCCTCCCAAGCCTCCGTGATCGGGTACTTCACGCCCCCGGACGTCTGCGTGCCGGCATCGCCGTTCACCTCGTAGTACCGGAGGTTCACGGTGTTGGCCGGGCCCATCAGGAGGGACTGCGTACGCAGGTACTCCGCGCCGACGTCGTAGGCGGCCGGCGTGCCGGACTGCGGGGCGCGCAGGAGACTGAGCATCAGCTTCCACTGCGCCGCCGTCTTCGTCTGCGTCTGCCAGCCCGCGGAGTCGAAGGTGGTCCCGTCCTTCAGGGTGGAGGACACGTCCGGCTTGAACGACTGGATGCCGGAGACCGGGACCCAGGCGGCACTGATCTTCACGTCCAGGTACCAGCCCCGGACCAGCACCCCGTCCAGCAGGGCGACCCTTGCAGTTGCGGCCATCTCGCCTCTCCGATCTTCCGCGCGTATTCGCTGGTCACACTCTACGGAGCGCAGCGTCGTAGACGCGCACGCTCCAGTTAGTCGTGCGCTCGAACCGGCCGGCCGCGTCGCGTCCGATCGGTGTGGAGCTGGTGTGCTCGATCTTGCTGATGCGCACGCCGTTCGGCAGGGTCAACGGATAGTTGCCCAGGAGCACCTGCGCAATGGCGTCGTCCAGGTCGTCCGCATCCGTGCTCGGGCCGTACTTCTGCCCGCGGGTGCGCACCTGCAGTTGCAGCCACGTCGTCGCATCTCCGGCCACCCCGTCCCCGCCCGTGTAGTACGTCGCCAGGGCGACGCAGACGTCCGGCCCACTGTCCGGGTAGGACGTGTCGTAACAGGGCTTCGGCGACTGGTTGACGAGGTACGTACCGGCCGTGTCCCAGGAGACGACGTCCTGCGCGGCCAGCAACTCGGCCAGCCCACTGCGCAGGCGACCCTGGATCCCTGTCGGTGCCATGTCGCCCCCTAGTTGATCTTCTGGAGGAGTGCGGTCTGGAGAATTTTGGCGATCTTCGCACGACACTGACCCATGGCCGTCTCCAGGAACTTGGCCTGCCGGCCGTTGGGGTGCCGCAGGTTCATGTCCTCGTGCTGGCGCCGGGCGTACGGCGTGTCATAGGAGATCGCCACCGTGTCGGCGCCGTTGTCCGTGACTCGGCCACTGCGCTCCAGGGTGCCTTCCTCCAGCGGCACGAGCCGGTTGGAGGCCTCCAGCACAAGTTCGCCACCCAGGCGCAAGCCCTTGAGCTGCGCCTGCTTCAGGGCGGCCGAGACGTGCTTGTTCGGCTTGAACTCGAATTCCGCCGCGATCACAGGAGCGCCAATTCCAGGTGGTCCGGCGTGGCCTG